AACAAAAAGAACATACAGAGTGGCACAACATCAGCACGTTTGGCCGCTTGTCTGAAATTGTTGGTCAATACTTGCACAAGGGTTCGCTTGTGTATGTGTCTGGCAAATTGAAGACTCGCAAGTACCAGAAAGATGGTCAAGACCATTACGCAACATCAATTCAGTGCCAAGAATTAAAGATGCTTGGCGGGAAACCATCAACATCAAACCCAAGCCAGCCACAATCAAATTCAAGCCCGCAGCATGGCGGTGGATTTGACGACATGGCAGACGACATCCCATTTTGATTTTCGGGCCGAAAGCGGATGCTGTTAGTGTCACTTCAATTGCGGTGGCCGTCATATGCAAACAGACGCAGCGAGTAGGCCCACCTTATAAGGACAAAACATGAAGCTAAATGAATTTTTTGGCGGCAATCCTTTAGACCTTTTTCCAAGGGTTCGGGAAAGCGATCCCATCACATCGTTTGAAGCGGCAGACAGCATCAAGGAAGTTTCTGCCAAGCATCACAAGATTATTCTTGATTGCTTGGAACAACACGGGCCTCTTGGCAAAGATGGCATTGCAAGGCTAACTGGCCTTGAGAGCAATCAGGTTGCAAGACGGTTAAACGAGTTGCAGGTCATGTGCCTTATTGTGCTGACAGGCAACAAAGTTAAATCAAACAGTGGTCGTAATGAAAGAGAGTGGACAGTATGAGTTATGCAGATGTTGAAATGAAAATTGTTCAATGGGGTGAAGCCAGAGGAATTATTCAAAACGGCAAACCAATTGGGCAAGCAAAAAAGACGCTGGAAGAAGCTGGCGAATTGATTGAAGCCACAGCAAAACTTGATGCAATACGCGATGTCATTCGCGTTTGCCCTGAAGTTGATAAAGACAAAATTGATACACTGGTTCAGCGGTATCTTCTTGAAGCAGAAGATGCAATTGGCGATGTTGCTGTTACCCTGATTATGGGTTGCGGAACAATGGACGTTGGCTTTGTTGAGTGTTTAAAAAGCGCATACGATGAAATCAAACACCGCAAAGGATATTTAAATCCTCAAGGCATCTTTGTGAAGGAGTCATGATGATTACAGAAATCCTTGAAGAACGTGGCAAACGTTATGGCAAGTTCAAAAGTCACGCTGAAATATCACAAAGGCTCAAATACGTTGTTCAAGACGTATTAAGCAGTCGTAAAGGCATTTTAGAAGACGATCAAATTGAAGCACTAGACATGATTTGCCACAAGATTGCTCGCATCCTAAATGGCGATCCAGACTATGCAGACAGTTGGGTTGATATTGCTGGATACGCCCAACTTGTCGCAGACCGTCTACAAGGCACTGAGCGTTAAGCCATGTCCAAGCCAGTTTTTTCGACCTCTGCCACCCTGCGGCTCCATCCTTTGCCAAAGGTGTCCCAATGCTGCAAGTCCATCAAAAATGACAAGCGGCGTTTGGCATAGTCTTCAATCAACTGGCTTGCGTCAAAACTCATTACAGCGGCTAAAGTCTTTGGGCCTATACCACCATCAGGTTCAACGCCAACACAGGCTTGTAGCCACTTTGCAGCCCTTCCCGGACCTGAATTGACAGCGGCATCAAAGACAACGTAATCAATACCTGTTGGCAATTCATCGCCTTTGATCTTGTCCCAATACTTTGCACGATAAAGCGGAGCAACAGTGACAGGTTGCAAATCCCGCATTTGCTTTTCATCAACAGGATGACCAACCCATTCTTCCCATACGGCTTTTGTTACGCCCAAGTTTGTCATGCCACCGGGGTCAGATGGATGGTTAACAAAGCCGCCTTCATGAGCAAGCAATTTTTGCAATGCTTCAGCAAAGTTGTGTTTCATTTCTTGTCCTTCTTGTCAGATTTCATATCCATGATTTTTTCTAGTGTGCGTCCACCAAAGTAAAAACTCATTACCAACATTCCCCATTGCCCAAGCAGTTCAACGTAACTGCGATTGGTGTCGTAATCAAAAGCCGACATCATGGCAAAGGTGAAATAGCCTCCTAGAATCAATAAAAGGGTCATAGGGCGAATATTTTTAGACAGCCAAGAGTCAGATGCCATATCTGCTTTTAAGCGGTCTGTGAGGTTGTTTTGCTCAGTCTCGAACAATTTGGTGTCGTTAGCCATCTTTGCCAACTCACCGTCTTGCGCCATCTTTGCCAACTCCATTTGTGCTTTGGCCTTGGCTTCAGGATCAGGTACTAGCTTGTCAATTAGCTTGCCACCCACTTCAAGTAATGCGGTCAATGGAAACATCAGTTGCCCCTTTTGGTTAACATTGCTGAAGCAATCTCCAGCATGAATTTGATTTGTTCAAGGTTTTCAGGCTCTTGCGCCCAACCAACAGTGATTTGCCCAACAAAACGATGGCTGTCTGGTGGTACGCTTACCCGGCAAGTAAACGTCACGCCTTTTTCCAAATACCAAATGCCCACCTCGGACTGAGCGTAGCGGTAATCGCTACACGGTATCTCGTTGGTCATCAATTTGATGATGTCGGAGTTGTTAGCTGCGTTTTGGCTGAACAGGCCAACATCAATGTCCTCAATGCTTTTGTCCCGGCCTTCTTTGGTGTATGCCTTGTAAAGAACTCGACTGCCAAACAACGGGTTGACTTTGAAGATGGCGACCACTGTTGCGCCAGTTTTCTTAAACAGCATGGCACTGGCCTCATCAGCCCTGCTGGTGTTAATTTCGGGCAACTTCTTGGACTCTTTGTAGGCGTCCATCATGAAGGTTTGGTTTTGCCACAGAAAGTAGCCAGAGAACGCCACGATACCCATGATGAGGATGGCGAACAGCTTGAACGGTGAGTCCACATAGGACAGCACCTTGTCAAGCGTAGAGTTGGCGTTTAGCTTTTCGTCACTCATCGCAAATACCTCATATACAGCACGATGCCGTAAATCACGAGTGCAGCCAAAATAATCGTAGCCATTCCAACAACGATGTACTCAACCAATTGAGCAGCACGTTCTTTGCGTCTAACAACTTCACGGGCAGCTTCTTCTTTGGCTTCTCTGCGCTTTCGTGCAGCAGCCGCTTGGAACTTTACCCAATCGTTCCACATTCCGGGTCTGCCAGCATAAACCATGCGCTCACGGAGTTCTTCTTCTTGCTGCTTTAATTGCTCAAGCGCCATGAATTCTTCAAGGTCTGAGCCGCCGCCTTTTTGCGTAGCTTTCTCTTGAATCTTGGACTTGTTGTCAAAGTAATCAAAGACCTTGGAGCCAAGCGCAGACAATTCCTTGCCATTAGCAAGAGCCGCTTTGATGACATTGAATGCTGCGTTAGCTGCTGCAAGTTCCGCAATCATCGCAACGCCTCAACTAAAGTTTTTGCCGTCCAGACAACTATAGCGACAATCAAAATTGCCGCTATAAATGCCTCGGCAAAGTCTTTCATTTTGTTATCCAGATAGCAGAAAAGATTACCCCACCCATAGAGACAATCATTACGCCAGCAGCTTTGATGATTACGCCTTCAAGACGCTTTAAACGAGCATTGATTTGCTCATAGCGAAAGGCGCAAACTTGTTCATGAGTAGATAGCCTTGCATCTGTTGCGTCAATCGTTGCCATGTTTATGCGTCCTCTGCGCTTTGAATTTAAAGTTTCTGATTACCGATTTTCTTAAACGCTATACCATTGAGTTGCAGTCATTGCGATCAATTCAACAGTCGTGGCAATAGGCAAAGAAAACGATGCGTTAACAGCAAGTGCGTTAATTGTGCCGCCAGTTGCAGGATATATTTCCAAAGTATCTGCGGCATCGCTGTTTCTTACAAGAATTCGCATACCCGCAACTGCCGTTGGAAGCCTAACGCCATCAGCAGTAGAAGAAACCACGGTAACATTATTGATGTTTGCAACTAATGCAGTTGCAGTGGCTTGCGTAGTGCCAGCAGCAGATACAGCGGCTGAAATGCTGTTAATTGTCAAGCCGTTTAAAGTGGTAGTGCTTGTTGCGCCAGCTACAGCAGAACCTATGCTGATAGTTGTCGTGGAACCAGATACACCAGCAGTGCCGATGTTCATAATTTTGGTCGATCCACTTCCCGTAGCAACAGCGCCAATACCAACAGTTTGCGATGAGGTAGAGGTGGCAAGGGTTGTCGTGCTACTGCTTGTTAAACCAGTTGCGTTAATGCTGGCAAAGTTGCTTGTACCACCAACGGTGAAGTTGCCATCTACGTTTGCGTTTGCTCCAGCAACAAAATTGCCGTTCACTGACATTGTGCCAGCCACATAAAACTTCTCTGTGTCTAGCTTTAATGAATTTGCTACTGTGTTGTATTGGAAAACTGAGTCTGCACTTGAGTCAGAAATAAAAACTCGATTTGCAGCACTGTCATCAATGAACATCCCCGTTGGAGAAATTGCTTGAAAACCAATATAGACGTTGTTGACAGGCGTTGCTGTACTGACATCCCAAGCAGTGCCAAGACTGTATTCCCATATGTCATCACCAGCAGTACCAACTATCCACATCTTCAAACCATCTGAACTCAAGTTCACTTGGTTCGCTACACTTTCTTGCGCTGCAAAACTGTAAAAAATACCCAAGTAAGAAGCAGTGGATACATCCCAAGCTGTGCTGAGTGTGTATTGAAAAACTGAGTCAGATGTTGAACCAACAACATACATTTCTGTGCCATCTGATTTAAACCAAATACCCAGAGGTGCTGTTTCTTGTGCAGTAACGCTAAAAGATTTGCTTGCGTATGAGGCTGTTGAAATGTCCCAAGCTGTACTCAGCGTGTATTCATAAACAGTATCTGTTGTGCCACCCATGACAATCATGGTCAAACCATCAGGCTTGAAGAAAACGTCTTGTGCGCCAGTATCTTGAGCAGATACAGAAAATGACGTTACAAATGTCGATGTTGTAATGTTCCAAGCAGTTCCAAGCGTATATTGGTTTACATCGTCACCGCTAGAGCCGATGATATACATATTTGTACCAGAAGGATCAATAAACAAACCTGTTGGTGCTGTTTCTTGCGCTGAAACAGAAAAACTGTTACCAGAGTAAACCCATCCTGTAATGGTGTTGTTTTCGTTGAACGCTGAACTGCTTGTCGCAGTGGTTACAGCAACTTGTGTAAACGTGCCTTCAGCGGGAGTTACAGAGCCAATATCACCCGGCGATGCTGGATCGAATGGGTTGACCCATTCTGTATCGTAGTTTGCATCACTGGCTTTTGCCAAGAGTTGACCAGTAGCGCCACCAGTAGCAACGCCAGCACCCGGAGCGCCCTGTACACCTTTGTCAATAATGACTTCTGTTCGTGCTTGTGGTACGACCTCAAGGTTAATGTTGCGGTTGCCATCAACCAACAGTTGCACATTTTGCTCGTCCGTGACAACAACTTGGACGCCCCTGTTTGCCGGGGTGACAATTACACCCTTGCTCATACAACTACGATGCCATCAGAGCGAACAAGGAACAGCAAGAAAATGATGCTGTCATCTGCTGGAGTTACACCAGCCGCAGGGAATGACACTTTAACGCGACCAGAGTAACCAACACAACTTTGAGCGTTAATGTCCAACTGAGGATCAGAAGTCATCAAGCCCCATGCGGTTGAATCAATAACCAGTGTGCAAGTGCCAGCAGCATCAACCCGATTGCTGATGGTCAAATTGATTGGCGTTGGTGTTGGCGTGTAATCTGCAATGTCAAACGTCAGACCGTTGCGAGTATCTTGGATGTTTGTGACGCTACGCCGAACGATTTGCGCTGTAATCGTTGCGCCTACCAAACTCAGAGGCAATCCTGTGTTGGAGTTGGTAAAAGACAAGTTCCAAAAAGTGTTCTGGTTGTATACCAGTTCGCCAGCAAGGATTGGATTGTCAAAGCCGCTAACTTGCGCCAGCGTGTTTTTGTTGAAGACTGCCATAAAGTTCCCTGTACTCAGGTGGTAACGCTCCCCATGCACTCACGGGGTACGGATGCTGTCTTGTCTTGAGGACATTATCTCATAATGCTTTAAATTACATCAAGATATACGCAGCCACAATGTTGTTAAGTTTCCAGAAGTGGAAGAAGAAATTGTGTAGCCCATGCAACGCCACGTTCCTGTTTGGGGACTTCCTACGTTGTTTCCCGTAGCATTTGAGGGGACTAACTCAGAACCGGGAGCAGTATCTCCAAAATTCTTAGTGGTTGCGCCACTGTAACGTGCCATCATGTAGGTTCCAATTGCGCCAGCCGTAACTCCAGCAGTAGCACTTGCAACCTGTGCTGTGGTAATTGTTGTTACTGTTGCTGAGTTTCCACTAACGGAAATAGGCCAAAGTCCTGATGCTCCAAAACCTGTTAAAGACGGAACAGCCAAATTTAATCTTGCATTAAAAGCATCTGATGCTCCAGTGCCTCCGTCTGCAACAGCTATATCAAGAATACCTGTTATTGATCCACCAGTTATTGATACATTGTTTGCTGCTTGAGTGGCTATCGTACCAAGACCAAGATTGGTCCGTGCTGATCCCGCTGATGTTGCTCCAGTTCCTCCGTTAGCAACTGGTACAGCGTTTACAAGACCATCAGTTGCGTCAAGTTGACCTGCTGTGTTCAAGTTGTTCGCAAGTTGCGAAAGATTGTATGCTTGTGTCATTTATGCGGCTCCGTCACGGGCAAATGTTTGTTGATTCAAAAGAGTTGAATTGTTGTTGAATGCTGTCATCAAAATATAGTTTACCGAACTAGCAGTGTAATCATACGATGCGCCTTGTGCAAGCAATGCGCCATTTGCAAAGAGTTCAAATGACAACGGATTGCTAATAAATGGATAAGTTGTTTGACCTGCTGTTGAATAAGCTGTTACGTTTACCACGTTAGATGCTGGTACGTTCAAATTGTTTGGAGCAAACAAAATTACAGTCATATTGCCTGTCAACGGCGCAGGGAATCCGTCAATAGCTAAACCTGTAATGTTGTAATCAATCTCATTTATTTGAACTCCATTAACATAAATAGATTCCGCACCGTTTTGAATTGCCCATGTTGTTGGTGTATACGTTGTTGCGGCAGTAAGCGTTTCTGTATACCTGCTAAAAGGAGCATAGCTTGCACCAGCCGAACGTGCAATAAACACTTGATTTCCAACAGTTGCACCAGCAATAGTTGTTGTAAAGGTAATGACCTTTGTTCCTGTGTTAATGCTTTGCACGGTGTATTGAGTTGGTGAACCTGTGTCGGTAAAAGTAAGATTGTCCCCTACGTTAATGATTTGCCAAGGCGCATTGTCATATGTGATTGTATTGGTTGTGCTTGACGCAATTGTCATGTTTGTTTGCACATATGATGCGCTTGTGCTTACGCCACGCATATAAAAAATCACAACAACTTCACCAGCAGCGCAAGCATTTGACATTACAACAGTAGTCGATGTTTCAGAATATTCCGTTGTGTCCAGCAAAACACCATTACGAAATACCAAAATCCAGCCAACCGTATGTGTGTTGCTAAATGTTGTTTGTGAAGCAGTGGCTGTATAAACAGTTTCTGTATAGAAAAATTCATCTTGCTCCAAAAATCCTACAACTCGACCATATACATCCACAGTTAATTTTGCAACGTCAAACGATTTTGTGTAGATTCCCGCACCAAAATTCAAAAACTGTTGCAAGTTAACTCGCATTTGCCCATCAGTATTGTTTGTAATAGACAAAAATCCATCGTTTTGGTTTTGGCTTGAATAACCATTAATAATTATTTGACCAGTGGATCTGTCTAAATCAATAAAACTTTGAACACCTCCAGTTGGGTCTGTTAGTCCAGACCAAACAGATGAGTCGTAAACAGATGTTTGCGATGGCACAAACGATCCACCAAGATTAACGTAACCAGCAGGGCCAACATTAAAACTGAATTTTCTATTGCTACGATTTGCGTATAGCAAGTAATTGTCATTCGATGTACCAAAGTTCAATGGCGACAAATACCATTTGTATAGCGTTGGGTCTGTACCACCGTTTGCTGATACGTTGTTATACAAACCAAAATATGATTTGTTGCGTGGGTCATAGCTAAAGCCAGATGTTCCTGTAGCATTGTCTGCATAAGCAATTGCCAAATATCGGTTTTCATATTGGAAGGTCAATGGCCTCCAATTTAAAACAGATGATGAGCCAGAAAAACCACTTGTTCCAAGGCTGTTAACGTATTTCACACTGAAATACCAATCGCCTTGTGGCAAATTTGTTACCGTAACAACACCCATTGAACTATTTGGATCATACGGATTCCCTGCCGGGTTGATTGCCGTTGTTCCAACAAAGAATCGTTGTTGCTCAGTTGGTGATGAAAATGCAGAGTAATAAACTTCCGCATATTGCACAATTCCATTGCTTGACGCAGTAACAGCAATATCAAAAGAGGGGATTGGAGATGATGTTTGTATGTTTGTAACCGTTGGAGCGTAAAGAGTTCCAAACGTCAATGGAGAGCCTATGCCGCTGTTAGGTGACGGTGTAAATTCCGTAACTGGAATGTCGTCATAAATAGCCGGGTTGTATTCCATCAAAGTCAGCGATGTTGTAAGTTGTCCGTCTTGATTAAAGTTTTCAACAACTTGACTGACACGAAATACTTTTGCAGACCAACCATAATTTGTATTTGTGACCGTAACAAGATCACCAGCTTCGAGTTGAAAGCCAGAGTAATTGATGGTTAATTTAACTTGCAAATCTTCACGACCACCTTCAAGAAATCTATTTGCCAAATATTGCGCTCTCACGCTGTTGTTTACCAATGGCAATGAAATTGATTGCTTATTAACAGGCTCGTTGGGATACATCAATGAAGGATTCAAAACAGCCAAGTTGTATGTGGCAGTATTAAAAGAATCGTTTTCATTGCCATCAGGGAATTTAACTTCAGCAATGTTGTAGCTTGACACCATGTCTAATGGTGTAACTTGAATTGCCGAAATGATGTTTGAATCGTTTAAATTCATCGCAATTGTGTACGATGGAGATTGAACAATAACACCCCAAAGACCTGTGATTTCGTTGTACTTTAACAAGCAATCACAACAAGCTGCCATTGATTGCAAATTAGTCATGATGGATTGGTTTGTATCAACAACTCCATCAAATCTAAATCTTGCTTGCGTAGCTGTACCACCTCCATATGGCGTATATGAGTAGGCTCCAGAACTGTATGTATTTAATGCCGTAAGGCTTGCTGTATCAATGTTGGCGACAGGAATTGCTGCGCCATATCTGGTAGATGTCAAATAATCAAAAAAACAATCACCGGGGGCAAAACGATTGTTGGTAAGTTGAAATTTTGTTTGTTGAATTCCCGTCAAATTTGCTTCTGAGTTGTACTTGATTTTTAGAATTGCAAAAGCACAATTTGACATCAACTTAGTTGAATCCCATTGATAAGTCAACAATGGGTCTTGCATTACTTCAATAGCTGTCAGCGATGTGTTGACACCAGATGACGAGCCATTGCTATACAAGTACAAGAACAATTTGCCATTAACATTTGTCTCTTGTACTCCAGTTGACTCATCAAGCAAGGCAACAACTTTGGTCAAGTCAGTACCATCAAAGATACATTTCTTACCGCCGAAATATATATCTCCAAAAGTAAAAGTATATGGTGTACCGCCAGTTTCTGTATTAGTTACTTCAGCAAGCGAAAGAACATAGTACAAATTTTGGTTGTCGTTGGTGATGCTTAAATCGGTTATGACGCCACCAACATACGCCGACCCGTAAATTACTGGAAGTTTGTTATCTCCAGCGGGAGGCACTTGCGCTCTATTGCCGGGGTTTGGTGATTGAGGTGTATTTACATTTGGCGCAAATGCTTTGCTGATAATTGCGGAGGCAACAAGGTTGATAGCAAATGCGGTTACAGCCAAAGCCGTTGCAGTTGCCCCCGCGCCTAATATAGCTGCTGCGATAATTGAACCCGGCATTTAGATCACCCAAAATTCTTCAAGTTTTTGAAACCCATATCGACCGTAATCGAGGTTTGGACTGTTGACCATTTTACTGATAAAGAAGTTTGTAACTCGACCTTCTTCTTTCATCTTAATTGCTTCTTCAAGATACCTTGCAAGCAAGCGATAGCCTGATGTTCCGCTGCGACATTCTTGCTTGACAAAATAAGCAAACTCAGTCAGCAAAAAATGTTTTGGCGACCAAAGGCTTGGCATTACTCCAGCAATCAAAATGCCTTCAATCTTTTCACTTTCCGCGACCAGAACAAGCCCTTGTCCAGCAATTAAGTTGGCAAGCATTTGCCGAACATAAGTTTCGTCATCTGCATCACTTAAAAAACCATAGGGCATTTCTGAACGATATTCCCTAAGCAATTCAATAATCACAGGAACATCAAATGGCGATGCGTGACGAACTTTGATAGCCATCGTTATTGACCCCAAGTTAGATTAGGGTCATATGGCAATTCTGATGGCGGTGCAACTGCTGGAGGTACATTTTTACCAAACAGGTAATTGATCTCAGAAATAAAATTGACGCGATTCATTGATGTGTCACCCGGATTAACAGATTGCCAAGAGTTGTCATTTGTATAGCGTCCAGAAGTTCTGTTTTGCAAGATCAACTGAAAACTGGATGCGCTTAACGTCACAGCACCTGTGTATTGCCTTGCTTCTTCCATCCAATTTTCGGAGATGGAAAAGGAATTTACATATCCGTTGAAGTATTGATACAACCCATTGTTGTTATTAGAAAGCAACCAAGGTATTTCAACATCAAGGTTATTTTTCCAACCCACATTCAAAGAACTGTTGTTTATCCAATCAGCATAACTCAATGTCAAAAGTTCATTGTTGCTGTCAAAGAAACCATGCCACAACTGAATTTGTGAGCCTTTTATATTTGAACTAAGCACAAGCCCAAGCATTGCTGTGTCAATGCCAACCAATGTAATAGTGGTTTCGTTGGCTGTGCTTTTTATGTCTCGTTGTGCTGAACCAACTTGAACAAGTTGACCAAGAGCAGTAAAAGTTCCAATCCCGGCAACAGTGATGTTGTATGGAGCAGTGGAAAAATAATAAGTGCCTGTTGGCGTTGTCAGCTTAAAGAAATCTGCATAACGAATGACGTTAGTGTCAATGACGGGCACAATTTCATTCATAGCACAACCTCTACTGCGTTAAATTCTCCATCCCACTGAATGAAGCTATCGTTTGTCATTGGAACAAGAGTGTATGCGGGATACTCTCTTAGGACAACAGGAAAAGTTATACCGCTGTAACAATGTCTGGTTCGACTGTCAACTATAACATTGGCACATCGCAGACTTCTGGCGTAGTAATAATTGGCGGCATTGCTCAAACTGGCACAATTACATTAGGTCGTTCCACTGGCGCACAAACTTTGGACATTGCTGTTGGAGCAACAACAAGCGGCACAACCAAGACAATTAACTTTGGTACTGCTGGTGTTTCAGGCTCAACTACAAGCATTAACATCGGTTCGGCTGTAGCTGGAGCAACTACAGATATTGATATTTATGGAACTGTGCAAAACATATCTGGAGTAAATGTTTTGTGGTCGCCAGCACCAGCATCAATTGCTACTACAGCTACGCTGACAAACGCCAATATTCAAGCCCAGATTATTAACACCACAGGCACAACCTATACAGTGACAATGCCTCTTGGTACAACGCTTGAAACGCTGGTTTCTTGGACTGCTGTTAATTTAGCTTATGACTTTACTGTCATCAACACTGCCACTGGAACTATCACGATGGCTGTGAATACTGGCGTGACAAGTCTTGGTAGTTTGACTATTGCAACAGGTGCTTCCGCAGTATTTCGCATTCGCCGCACTGCTGCAAACACGTTCATCATGTATCGTCTTAGCTAAAGATTAGCATGACCGTCAGATTGGATAAATTATGAGTCTTCAAACAATTCTTTCTGTGGCTGAATCTGTCAGCATCAACGACCACAAATTTGCAGGTCAGATGATGTCAAGGAATATGCGAATCAGCACCTCGGAAATTCTGACAGTTCAGCCATTTCAGTTTGGCATCAAGCCAATGAATTATTTGTTGTACTCGCAAAACCGTGGGGTGCTTTCAACCTTGCGAGAGGCTGATCGAATCACAGAGCAGTACATGAATTTTGGCTCCACTGGCTGGCTGAACTACATTCGCTATCAAGGCGACATGACTCAAGCTCAGATCATTGCTTGTCAGGTGCAAACATCGTCTGCGAACAAGACCATTGTTCTTGGCTCTTTGCCAGCAATTAGTGCTGGATCGTTCATTGTCAAGGTTGGCGACTTTATTCAGATTGGCCGTTACTCCTACATTGCCACTGCAAACGTCACAAGAGGCGCTTTGACAACAGTTAGCATTCCTGTCCACCGCACTCTT